GTATTAATGTACGTAGATTGTTCCTCAATCTTGAAGTTGCAACTCGTGATACAGTTAAGTTCTTCATATTTGAACCTAATACATTGTTTACAAGAACTCAAGTAATTAATACGCTCACTCCAATCTTTGAGAATGCCAAGAACACAGAAGGTGTTTATGACTACCTCATTATTTGCGATGAGCGAAATAATACACCAGATGTTATTGATAATAACGAAATGAAGGTAGATATCTATCTCAAGCCAGTACGTGCTGCAGAGTTTATCTTGGTAAGCTTCTACGCAACTCGTACTAGCCAAAACTTCCAGGAGTTATTAGCCTAAAATAAAAAAGGAGAATAAATAATAATACTATGCCAGCTGTAAAACAACTCATCTCGGATTTTTATAGAGTAGCTTCTGCGCGTGATTTTCAACGCGATATTCAATTTAGGGTATTGAGTATCTCCCCTGGAGGCACCACAACCACCTTTGATGAGAATGATTTAGTTTATGCAAGATCTGCTTCACTGCCCGCCAGATCAATTAACAATGTAACAACAAGTTACATGGGATTAAACTTCAATTTACCTGGTGTTGCCTCATATCCCGACAGTGCCAGCTACTCTCTAACATTCTACAATGATGCAAAAAATAATATCAGACAGAAGTTTGAAGACTGGACACGTGATACTTTTAATGACACCAACAGCACTGGAAACTATTTTACCCCAACACAATCAAGCGTGATTGATCTTGTTCAACTTGATACTAAGATGGAGAAGGTTGCTCAATATCAATTGATTGGTGTGAGTATCAGAGAAGTTGGCGGAATTAAGTATGATTTCTCAGCTGGCAAAGGTGATATTGTTTCGTTTGACGTAAAGCTAGCCTACCATTATTTTACTCGCCAGTCCTAAAATAACATTACTCCGATAAATATATTGGAGTAATTGTTGATGAATAATCCACTAACCAATGCATTTGAAGGGTTAACCAATAACGCTATTGGCATCGGAAGAGGGACTAACCCTCTCAGTCAACCACAAATAACAAACGTACTTGGGTTCAATATTCCAGGCGTACCATTAATTAGTACACGGGATTACTTCTTATTACAATTACAAAGTTGGTTAACTTCAATACCTCTTCAATCGCAATGGATTGCTGTGATAGATTCATTCCCTCGCCTTCTTAACACAAACATTTTACAGCAATTAGAACGTGTTGATGGTGCTAAGAAAGGTTATGATATAGATCAAGCAAAGACACTATTAACTAGTTTTCCTTTTCAGAAAGTAATTGGTTGTGTATTTGCACAAACAGCCATGATACCTCAAGAATCCTTCTCTGTAGGTGATATTACTATCGGCTCAAGCGGTAAGAGCCGAGGATTTATACCTGGTATTATGGCTGAAAACAGATTGGGCTATGCAGGTAACCCGCTTCGTCTAGGCTTCCTGGAAACAAATACCAGTATTGTAGATAATGTATTCCGTCCATGGGTTATGCTGGCAAATCATTTAGGGTTAGTAGCCTACCCAGGCGATACACCTGGGCAAAAGGATATACGCAATGTAAAGAGTAATATTACTCTACTTTGCTATACACGAAGCTATCAAAATATAAGTCAAATACCCAGAAAGGTGTTTAGATTCTATAATTGTGTACCAACAGTTATAAACAATATAAATCTTACCTACGATGAACCTAATGCCGCAACTATATATGATGTTAATTTTACTTACACGAACTATACAATTGAAAATAGTATGTATTTTCCGCTAGCAGATATTATTAACACAGTAAGCGGCATTACTAATGGTAATTATACACCACAAGTTTCTCCTCTTCAAGACGCCGCTTCACGAACCTTAGATCTTGCAGGATTCTTCTAATGCACTCATTTTATCTTAATTGCTGGGCTCCAAGTTTAAAGCAATATCTTAAAATTGCTGAGTTAAAGATGTATCAGTTAGAGATAATCAGCAAATACATATTAAATGAAGATGATGAAAGTTTAAACCAAACATTTAACGATATTCTTCAAGAAAATTTAGAACAAAAAGAGCTTTTCTATAAACTAACTCGCTATGATAAGTGGTTTTTATTATTATTTCTAAGAGCTTCGTCAGTATCAGGTCAATTGTTTTACCGTGCTAAAAATACAGATGAGAGTACATGTGCTCTTACATTTAATCTTTTCGATATACTTACAGATTTATCAGAACTTGTAATTCCTGCTATTGAAAATTTAAAATTAGATGATATAGAGATTGCATTTACACCTGTTAAGGATTTATATTCAGTTAATTATTTGCATGAAAGTATCTTTAAAATTCGTATTAATGATAAAGATTTTTACCCAGGCGCTTTTGATCAAAATACAAAAGAAAAGTTCTTTAATACTATTGATAAGACAGCTATTACAGAAATTTATAATCATCTTCGTAAATATGACCAAGCATTTGAGTCTGTTTACATTATTAATAATGACAAACAACTAAAAGATTTTTATTCAGTCAGGTTTAATCTTCTAGGAAATACATTGTTTGGATTCTTGAAATCGACCTTTATTCCTCAAGCACAAAGTCTCTATAAAAAGAAATATACCTTACTTACAAAATTAAATTTGGACAGTAATACTATTAATAATTTAACACCTTCAGAGTGTGATATCTACCTTAATATCTTTAATACAGAAAAGGAGTCAGCTACTACAGATAGCTCTGTAAGCCTGTAAGATAATTTTGTTATAAATATATTATGGACTATGATGTTAATAGTGATGCTCTAGACAAAGCACAAAGCTCTTATAAAGATCTGTATGCAAAAACATATAGTGTGCCAAGAGAGCAGCTTAATAATATGAGTCAAGAAGACTTGGACGCTCTGGAAAAAACGCTTACCGGGCGCACTCGCAAAGTTACTTTTGCAGATATTAAACCTGTAAATCGTCCTAAACCTGTTACTACAACATCAAAAGATGTAACTCTGCCTAAGGTAGAAGAAGTAGAGCCACCAGTTAGTGTAAAAGCTGAAGAGCCTTCACCCGTTACTACTCCATTAGAAAAACAGGAGATTCAACCTCAACCACCTTTGAACACCGATACACTTCCAACCACACAATTACTATCTACTACTTCTGATAATTCTAAAGAGATTAAACCTCCCATAGAACAAAACATTACTATAGAGCAAGAGCGTCAGTTACGTAAAGAATATCCTTTTTTCGACTTTGATAAGCTTCCAGAAAACGAAGAGCAAGCAAGACGATTTGAAACGTTTAAGAAAGATTTGTTATCGCAGTTGAATAGTAGGCAGAATAATACCTCTGAAAATATACCTGCAACTGCTCCAAGCAACGAACCAGCTACATCCAATAATATGAAACCCTCTGCAGATTTAAATGATGTTTTGCGCGAAGATAAACAAAATGCATCTATTACTGTAGAACAAGAACGTCAGCTACGTGAAGAATATCCATTTTTTGACTTTAATAAGTTGCCAGAAAATGCAGAAGAAGCAAACACCATACAAACACTTAAAAGAAATCTGGTAATACAGCTAGATGAAAAGAAAGCACAACAAGCTACTTCAAATGTTACGCTGCCTGAGCCTATCACACCTATTGAATCTCCAGTTTCACAGAACAAGAATATAGAACCCTTGCAAACTATGCCTGAAGCTGTAAACCCATCACCGGTTAATAATACGCCGCCCACACCAATTGCTAAACCTACTGAAGAACCAATGCCACCTATTAATGAAGCAGAAGAGTACCCGGCTGCAGAGGAGAATATAAATGAAATAATTGCTAATATAGCCAAGCAGTATCCTCAGCAGAATGCCCCAGTACAGGAGCCAGGATCACCAGCAACTAGTCTCTCGGAAAGTGTATTAAAATCAATTAACGAAAACATGACAAACATGGAAAAAGCTACAACAACATCTTCTAAGGAATTAAAAGGATCAATAGATGAACTAAAGTCCATTGCTGGGCAGATTTTAGCCTATCTACCTAGCATACAGCCGTCAAATAATCTTACAGTTTCACAAAATAGAGAACAACAAAAGTCCCAACCAATCAATACAAGTTTAATTGAAAGTTTTAGGGATGAATATAGAAAGCAAGCTGGTGGAGGCATTATAGATCTTAATAATAGTCGCACCACGCTGCCAGGATTTACAATCTAATGAACTTATCTAATCAGCTATATTCTTTTGAGGAAAGTGCAGAGCGGTTTGGTGCGCCAAAGGCTACTCCCGTGACGGGCGGATCATCTACAGGCGGTGCAAATAAAATAGGTAGTACCGCAACAAGGTTTTCTCTTTACGATATTATTAATGATTTTCAATGGACGACGTCTCCTTCCGATAGTAAAGTTGGAGTACCAGAAATATACTTGAAGGAAAAAAGATTAATTACGAACTCTTTTGTTGCACAAGCCGCATACTATACATATGCAATACAAGAGTCTACCCAGGATGTAGTAAATTTTCTTAGTAATTTTAAAGCAAAATTTGGCGCATTTGCAGGCACAGCTGTAGATGCAGCTCTAGGAGCTGCCCTTGCAAATCAATTTGGCGGTAAGCAAGTAGCAGAGATAGCAGGTGGGTTTTCAGAGATATTTCCTCAAACTCAAAACTTTTCAGATATTATTAAAGCAGGTGCCCAGGCAGGGGCTGCAGGAACCGGGGCGCTTATCGGTGGTGCAGGTGTTCTTAATAATTTGAGCCGAATTGCAGGGCTTGGATTAGATATTGCACAGACTGCTGGTGCAAAATTAGATGTTGAGAGTTTAAATAGTAAATACCTATTGCCATATGAGGGGTTGTATTTAACTGAAGATACAAACTTTTATTATAGATTTCCATACTTTGTTAATAATTTGAATGATATTAGCAACAAATTCAGTAATACACCAAATCTTAATCCTGCAGAAATAGGAGGCCCGGGTGGAGCATTTTACGGGTTATCTGAAAATTTAGGGTCCGCTGCATTAACTGTAGCTGCTAATGCAAACCTGAATGCACCAGGAATATATATAGAAAAGCCTAAATTTTATAACTTTAGTGAAGATGGTGAAGCCCTAATATTCAAGTTTCCTCTTGTTAATACAGGTTGGGCAACTTATACTGACGTTTTGCGCAATTGGCAATTATTATACTTGTTAGCTTATCAAAATAGACCTAATCGACGCAGTAGAGATCTAATTGATCCTCCGGTAATTTATGAGGTTAGTATTCCAGGATCTCGATACTACCCATATGCTTACATTGAAACCATGAAAGTTGCTTTTGTCGGATCTGTAAGAAAAATGCTAATTGACGTCCCTTACGGTACCGGTACAATAAAAATTGAATCTATTATACCGGATGCTTATGATGTGACAATAACTCTAAGGGCTCTAGTAAGAGAATCACAGAACTTTCTATATTCTATGTTATACGATAAATATAACATTATCTCTACATCATCAAAGAGAACTGTTCAAGAAACGCAGGATATAATTGGTGTACCAAAGGAATTTACTGGGATTGGTGGTGTATTTGGTTTTAATAAACCGCCGAAACCGGCGGGTGCTGCACCCACCGCGGGGGGTGGTACATGATTGGGTTATCTGCTTTGGGAGTTTTTAGGGAAGATGTATCAAGCTTAACTCAGCTAGCACAAAATTGCTATGAGAATATTTTTAGAATGTACCCAACAGAAGACCCTAGCACAAAACCGTTTCTCTACTACAATCTTCTTAATAGCATATACATTCCTACCCCGCTACAATCTGAAACCTATTATACTATCACTTTAAACAGGATCATGCCATGGACTGTTATTAGTTATGATGAATACAAGACAATGAATTTGTGGTGGTTGATTGTATTGGCAAATAACATCTACAATCCTATATTATACCCACCTGCAGGTACTCGTCTCAATATTATAAAGCCTAGTTTTGTTCCATCAATTATTAACAATATTAACGTTCAGTTAAAACAATAATGCACCCCGTACTACAAAATCTTGGATTTAATTCGTTTGATGATGATATTGTAACGATATCAGACAATAAGTACCACTTCAATGTAGTATTATTAAATACAAATGGAAATTTTGCTAAAATAAATTATTCTGCTATCGTCGACTTTAAGATGGTGGATAGAATTTCTTCTTTTTACACTGATGGTTACATTGTTTTTAACAATCAGCTAGACGCTCTGGAAAGTTTTGATAGTGTTGGAAGTAATACAGATGGGGAAGTAAACAAATCGTTTAAACCATACACTTTTCGTGGAGATGGTAGAGATTTGTTGCTAGTTCAAATAGAACCATTTTTTGACCGGGATGATACAGGCACTCTCAATAATCCTAAAACTAAAAATCCCGATTTATCCATAAATTATCTTTTTTCGGTATACGATTCAGAGGATCTTATCTATGAAGATAAAACTATTAAGCAAAAAAAGCTTTTTTTGTATGATTATACCTATCAACTTTTAAAGGAAAAGAATTCTTACTTTAGTACAGGAAGATATAGTAAGGGCGTTGGAGATGGGGAGCGTAGTATATATACAGGTGATGCAATAAAAAAGCTATTAGAGGAAGTCTATAAGGAATACAACCTGACATTGCAAACGGGAGACTGGGACCAGGGTGGTACAAAAATTTTCTATAGCAGCCCATCACACTATAAAGCCATTGATGATTTACAGTATTTACTTGATAACCATGTGAGTGATTCAGCTAATCAAAATTCCCCTGCTATATTAATGAAGCATAATGAAGTGTGGTCATTAATACCAATCACACAACTATTTAAAAATGCATATTATCGTGGAAATAATTCTTTTGGCGATTTGGGTGGACCAGGAATAATAGAGAACTTTATTCTTGGAAAACAGCAAACTGATAGCGGTGCAGCAAGCGATCAACCCAAGCGTACCCCCTCATCTATCTTTTCATACGATTTGACCGATTATTCTTTAATTGATAATTTTCAAATATCAAACCCTGCTTCAGTTGATGTAACTAACAATCTTGTATCCCACATGGTGCATAACTATGACGCAAATAAGAAGGTGTTTAGTATCGATATAACAGAGAATAATATTAATAAAAATATAGAAACATATAAGAAAAATTTTGTCAATACTTTAAAAGGTAGCAAAGGTCTCAACCCTACATCTAACCTTCCTCTTAATCAAACAAGACTCCAGCAAAAAAATATCATTAACAAATACAATCCTAATACAGATCCGATATCGCGATTAAACTCAGGACGGAACAGATTCTTACTATCGAGTATCTTTCTTAATACTACTATATCTTTTAGATGTCGCGGCAATGTGGTGAGAAACCCAGGCAAATTTATTACTATCTCACGGTCTGATAGTCAAACTAATAGTGAGTTTGATAATAAATCCTTAGGCATGTATATGGTAACTACAATTGAACATGTATTTGGAACTGGTACATATTTTAACAATATAGTTGCTGTTAAAACTTATAATTTTAATAAAAGTAATAATAACGACGCATCCATATGAACTCTAAAACAATAGACCCTCAGCTAACACAAATTAATCTTTTTTATAAAAAAGATTTTTACGATAAAGCTTCAAACTTCTTATCTACTATTAATAATTATTCTACCGAATTACAAACCTCTATTGATTACAATCTAACAAAGGTACAAAACGATGTTATTACATCACAAAAAAATTTCTTTATTAAGTTGGACAATCAAATGAAATCCATGCAACCTCAATTTGCTGCAGATTGGATTTCTAAATTTAATACTGCTCTTAATGAGGTAAAGAATCAAGTAAGGGTAGAGATTAATGAAGGTACTTTTTATAAACAATTCAGTGATAGCATAGGTAGTTTAGCGCGGCTAGAAAACTATCTAGATGACTCCCTACAGCTTGTGAGTGATGTAACTGGTAGTAAGATGATGACACCACTACGCTATGGTGCAAGTTTGACAAATAAAATGAGCCCATCGACACAATTGCTACACGCTGAACTTAGTAAAAAAACAAATATGGTATTTCGTAAGAATATTCAAAACATACAGAGTACAGTACAGAGCGGGAACGTTTCTCAGGGAAGCAACCTAACACCTGATACACAACATTTTGTTCGTATGAAAAATGCTATTCCTAGTTTAAATCAAAAAATACAATCAGAATTCAAAGAGTTATACAATGTTATACAGTTATACTGTAATTATAATCCACGGTCTGCTACTAATAATATACAATTTGTACCTAAAACTAATATTTCTGTTAATGTTGAGGGTAATACTTTGAATCAAGATCTGCTATTCAACCAGCTAAAAGAAGTTACAAGTTCGGTGACGACTCGGAAAGTGCTTGGGGTTTCGTAATTACAGAAGCCTCTGCTTCTATCACTTTAGCATCTTCCATTATTTTCTTAAAAAGCTCATCCCGAGTAATAAACAGACCAACTCTAGCTTCTTCTTGCTTAATATTTTTCTTTGCCTCGATTTCCATAGTTTTAAGATCCTTAGCGCTATCTCTCTTTATTTGAGATACATGAATATCTTTAACTACTGAAAGCGCGCTTGCCACTGCTTTTAATGCATCAGATAAAGCCAGTACCTCTCTACTCTCCGGGTTATTCATAACATACTCCTTCACTCCTTCGACAATCTCGAGCCCTTGAGTTACTAATCTACCCGTGCTGTTCAATACAAATTCTTCTAACTTATCTTTAGGCAAATTAAACTCTTCGTTTTTTAGAAGAGCCTTATTTTCCTTGGTATTAATGTTTAGCTCATTAATAAGATCATTAACACTAAATTCTTTTTCGTCCACATTATATTTATCTATTGAATTCGATATACCATACGTTATATTATGTTTATGGAACTACCCACCTATAATCCTTTTATGAAATTCGAAAAAACACATCCAGAAGCTGTATTACCACAGAAGAATTACCCGTCCGATTCAGGATGGGATCTCTCAGCTGTAGAAAATACAGTAATTCCAGCGAATGGCCGGGTAGTAGTACCAGTAGGCTTGAAATTGGCTTATATTGAACCTGGTTATTGGATAAGCGTGGAGTCAAGATCAGGTTTAAGCTTTAAGAGCGGCGTCTTGGCACATCCCGGTGTTATCGATCAGAACTATAGAGGGGATCTAGGAGTGTTACTATACAATCATAATGATCAACCGTATCAGGTTAATAAGGGTGATAGGATTGCGCAGCTTGTTGTACACTTTAATATTCAAATGTCGGTTGATTGGGGTGCAGTGCAGGCGGCTGATCGCGGTGAAAAGGGATTTGGTAGCAGCGGTAAATAATATGGATGTAGACAAACTTTGGGTAGAAAAATATCGGCCTAAAAACGTTAGTGATATCGTTTTATCCGACAATACAAGAAAAATAATTAATTCGTTTGTAAAGAACGAGGAAATTCCTAATTTAATGTTTTGTGGCCATCAAGGCATAGGCAAGACAACCACATCAAAGGTTTTAATTGCAGCTCTGGATGCAGAGCATATTTATCAGAATTGTTCTGAAGTAGGAATTGACGCAGTAAGAAATGATATAACTGGATTTAGCAGAACAAAGAGTTTTAACGGAAAAAAGAAAATTGTCTTGCTAGATGAAGTAGATGGTATGGCTTCCATGGAAGCTCAAAGATCATTACGCAATGTTTTGGAGGAGTACGCCGCACATTGTAGGTTTATTTTAACGTGCAATTATAAGCATAGGGTCATTGGACCTCTACAAAGCCGATGTCAGTTTATAGATTTAGAGCCAAGTCTACCAGATGTTCTTAAAAGATGCTATACTATTCTTAAGATGGAGAATATTGTTGTTGATGAGGACAATAAGAAGAAGCTAGTGGGATTAGTTCGAAAATATTTTCCTGATATACGTAAGTGTATCAACGAGATGCAAAAATACAGCATTACTGGCGCTCTGTCAATACCCGACTTAAATATTCAAGATGAATTTACTGATAAAATAATCACTTTAATTACTAATAAGAAGGCACAGGCTGTTCGAAAGTTAATTATTGAAAATGAAGCGGCATTTCAAGGCGATTACTCTTTATTAATGAAATCGTTATTTGATTCTATTTGTAATGGAAACTACTCTTTAGGAGAGCATCAAAAAAAGCTATGGCTGATTACTATTGGTGAATATATGTATAGATCAGCGTTTGTAGTGGATCAAGAGATTAATTTTTATTGCTTGGTGCTAGCTTTATCTGAAATTAGCGCTTCTTAGGCAGATATCTGTGAGTGCCTGAATCAACACTCGGATTAGATTCGTCTTTTGCTGGTAAGCTAGGAATTTTTGTATTGAAGTTGTTAAGCTTTCTGTCACCCTCAGAATCTTTCTTGTCACCAGTATCGCTTGTAAGGGTTTGACGATGTGGAGATAGGCATAATTCTTCCTCATCCTTAATATTAACCTCCTGAGGCTTAACTATGGAGTGATTGTGTCTTTTTAAGCTATCTGGTACTGGTAATAAATTTGGATAAACATCAATAGGTGAAAGTAAGTGGGCTGGTATTGTTATGAATTCTTTATAGCATCCGGGTGCTAGCTCTTGCACAATATCAATTAGAAACTCATCTGCCTCGTTCTGTACGTCACCAGAATGTATTGTAGGTCTTACAGCTTTTACAGCACTAACTCTTAGGTTTAAACCGCCTTCGCTAAAAGTTTTAGCTTTTTGAACATAGTTTGGTGATTGTTTTTTGAAGAAATCATCTTTAAATGCATTATCTATGAACTTTACCAAATCTCCTGTTAGAAAACCACCACGTGTATATCTCTGGATCGCTGACTCATACAGCTTGACAAACTTATTCATATATAGTATTTATGTTCTTATAGAACAATTATCCTTATATAAATAATACTATGGCAGCAATAGTAGTCAATTCCGTAACCTCGTCTGTCTCTGGCTCCCTCTATAAAGACTTGTTACTGGACGTAAAAATAGACTATACACGAAATACCCAGCTTCTTAAACGGCGAGAAGTAAAAGATATTCAAATTTCGGAAGATATTGGTGCAATAAAAAATAGTCTATTTAATCTCTTTACAACTATGCCTGGTCAAAAAATTTTAAATCCCGTTTACGGGTTAAACTTAACACAATACCTGTTTGTCCAAGCTACTCGGCAACAAGGCAGAATAATAGGAGAAACTATCCTAAAAGGAGTGAGCAAGTATGAGCCCCGTATAACAATGAGAAAACTCAACGTTGAAGTTGATGAAGACAATAATCAATACAACATCTTTATGCTAATTGATGTTCCGACGTTAAATATTACAGGAGTCAGTTTAAAAGGAGTTTTAAGTGATTCCGGATATTATTTTAATTAATGAAAACAATAACTAGCAATCAATTTGACTTACCGTTTAATGCTTATGCGGCATTTGACGCTACCTCACTCAAATCTTTAATGCAGCAGCGCTTAACACAAGGCGGTGTGTTTACCGATCAAATTTACGAAGGAAGTAATTTTAATAGCTTATTGGATATTATTGCATACAGCTATCATGTTTTATTGTTTTATCTCAACAAAACAGCAAGTGAAAGTATGTATAATCAAGCACAGCTGTATGAAAACATGAATAAAATTGTTAAGGCTTTGAATTATAATCCAATTGGGTTTCAAACAAGTATTCTTAATTTTAATGCAACTGCACCTTCAACCCTAACACCTGGTATATATACAATTCCTAGGTATTCTTATTTTACTGTTAATGGGCTTAATTATTCCTTTACAGAAGATACCTCGTTCATTAAAACAGAAACCGGTACAGAACTATTGACACAACTCGGTCAAACAGCTTTACTTTATCAAGGATTATTTCAGGAATACCCAATATATGTTGCCACTGGAGCGCCCTACGAACAGTTCTCACTCGCTGCCACAGGGCCTGATAATAATAATGAATTGGTTGACCATACAAATATTCATGTGTATGTACTTGATGAGTCAGGCATTTGGTCACAATGGAACCGAGTAGATAGCCTATATCTCGAGGGACCTACTAGTAAGAGCTTTGAATGTAGATTGAATGAAAACCAGCGATATGTTATCAAATTCGGTAACAATGTAAGCGGTCGACAAATGCTACCTAATTATTTGGTTGCAGTGTATTATCTCAAAAGTGATGGTGCACCTGGGCAAGTTGGTGCAGGTACACTGGATGGTAATACGCTGTTCATTTACAATACACCACAATTTACTAATATTTTTAATAATGTAAAAAATATTAATCAATCGTATTTAACTCCCCCGCAAGCGGCTTCACTTGTATTTTCCAATACAAATGCTTCAACAGATTTTGCACAACTTGAAACTGCGGAGAATATGAGAAATAATGCTGCAAATACTTTTAAAACACAATATAGGCTCATAACAACCTCTGATTTTGAGCTTTTTATTAAGAACAAATACGATAATCTTGTTAACGACGTTGCAGTTGTGAATAATTGGGATTATGTTGCTAACCATATGAGATATTATTACAATATTGGGTTAAAGTCACCCAACAGCGACAGCCGGGTGTTACTAAATCAGGTCAACTTCTCTGATAGTTGTGATTTTAATAATATATATGTTTATATTGTACCCAAACTACAAAAAACTAATAGTGTTCAAATTAATAATAATTTTCTCGCTACTGGTTTAAAGGATTACATTATTCGAGGATTACAAAATGTAAAAATGGCTACATCGGAGGTCGTTATAATGGATCCTGTCTACACAGCATTTGGCTTGGGTGTTGCGACTGGAGCAGAAATTAACGACAAGCAACTCACACCTGATATTATCGCGGGTACTAAGCTCGTTGTTACAAGAAATCCAAATTCACGATTCAGTGAAGACGAGCTCAAGCGTCAAATCTATAAGATTATTAAAGATTATTTTGACCCTCAGAATGTTACTTTAGGTCAATTGATAAGTTTAGATCAACTCACAACAACAATCTTAGATCTTGATGGTACAGTATCCATGTATTGCTCTAGAACAGTAGATGGTCAAGAAATTATTAGAAATGGATTGAGCTTTTTAGTATTTAATCCTGTTTATAGTGATCCAGGTGAAGACATTCAAATTATTACGCAGAGCTTACCTCTACCTTACTTTAAAGTACCGTATTTGTATAATGTAGATAATCTTTTAGATCAAATCCAGATTATTACACCAGATCTACAAGCTGCAAGTGTAAGGGAGTACTAATATGTCGCCGTTAACGGCCGTGAGAATACAAATCACTACAGCTGACTCCGATGCAGCTCCATTAACATATACAAGTTACACGCTACCGAGCACACCTTTTTATATTAAGCCTATTTTATTTGATGATACCTATAATCGATTTAATATTTTATGGAATTTTGGTGATGGTACTACGTTTACTGGTCCCAGTGCAACTCACTTTTACAAATACCCAGGCACATACTTAATAACTGCAGTTGTTTATGATAATTTAGGAAATACACAAACTGCTTACATAACACCAGATTTACGAGCTGCATCAGTAACTGTTCAAAATGCATTACCTGATTTAGTTATATTTAATAATTTACAGCCAGCTGGAACCCTTGGTGTTTACACTCTGCCCGCGGGCAAGAGAAGTGGCCCACTCGAAATATGGCGCTATAATTCTTGGCAAAATGATGAATGGCTAAAAGATAGCGATTACACAGTAATGTTGTATGCGAGCGGAAGCCATAGCGACTTCATGTCCGTTTCATCCTACTACACAAATAAATGGAGCCATTTAAAAAGTTATTTCGGATTTATAGAAACATATACTACGCCAGAAGGCATTACTAGCTCAAGACTTGTTGATAGTACAAGAACAACTAGCACGAGTGTTTTTGCTGAATGGTCAAGTGACTACAATACATTACAATTCTACAACTATAAAAAAGCAGGCACCGCATTTGCAGGTACAACTGGTACATCTATAAACTATAATGTTTCGTATGTTGATCAGCGTCCTTCTTCTAATGATGATACGTTAATTTTTTTATATGCAAATTTTAACACAAAAGGGTTTCTAGAGCTTGATTCCTCAATTAATGATCGTCAATTTAATACTGTCAATTATCCATATGGGTATATAAACTATCCAACACAGGTTAGTTATTTAAAGTCTATTTTTAATCCTGCAGAGAGCCTTGCCATTACTAGTAATGGTATATCTAACGAGGGTACAGCACAAAATCTGGGACCGCTATCAGGCCAATTGATACATTCGTTTAGTATATATCCAATTAAATGGTGTAATACTGATATACCGTTTGTAATTACATTTAAAGATTTAGAACAATTTACCACAAAATGTTACCCTCCAATAACTGGGTTTAAATTTGACGGAAGCGATCCAACAGAACTTAATACTGTTAGTTTAGGATTATACAGAGTCGTTGAACAGGATCCAACAGCAACATTTACAAATCTTAGTACATTTAAGCTCGATGACGCTGTTTTTAAACAAAATAAAAATGTTCCTCAATATCAGCATAGTGGTGCTTATTTTTGTGGTATTTTAAACAAACCGTCTCCAACAACAACAGTAGTAATAAGTGCAGCAGCTTTAATACAGGATATTCCTGTTATTAATGCAGCGGCTGCGTACGGGTTCGCGGGGCAACCCGGCTTTAAAAACATAAAACGCTTTAGCAAAGAACCTATTTTTACTCATGCACACTACGAGGATTTACACTTTGATTTGACAGGTAACTATCAAACTTACTTTACAACATCGAGCTCAACTATGCCAGTTAGCATATCGCCACTTAAGTCATACAACAAGGGCAATATTGATAAAGTTTGGGTAGCGGATTCAGACGAAGATATAATATATGTTTATACGCTCTCTGGAACAAAATTAAATACATTTAAGCTTTCTGCTATACCAACATTTATAGACATATATACAGCTCCAGAGGTAAGATCTTATCTAGGTGATCTCGATAGTGCCAGCCCCTCAAATATTGCAATTGATAGTAAAGGTAACGCTTGGATAACTCTATATGACGCTATTTCAACAATTCGCATTAATACTAACACTGATACGGTTGATGCAATCGCTGCACCATCGTATCAGAATGATGTATTCATAGACCCAACAGTGTATATTTCAACAAAAGATACATTGAGTGGATTTGTAGGTGAAAATTTAATTCTCCCATCATGTATAGATACAGATACTGCTGATAATGTGTGGGTGGGGTATAGCCACCCAGTCAGAAGTTTTATTGTTAAGTATGATAGCTTTGGAAAGCAGCTCAGTGCTATAAATTTAGATGCTCCTCTCTCAATACAAGAAATTATTGTAGATAAAAACAACTACGTTATCGCTTTTGCTAAAAATTTAAATGAAAATGATCCTTATGCATTTGCAAATTACGATATTTTATATAAATGGGATTCCAATTTAAATTTGGTGTCAGGTTATCCACTACAATTTAATAGCATAGGTAATATCACTATAGATTTATATCAAAATATTTGGGTACATCATGAGTTTTCTAAGCTCTCTTGTATTACCCCCGCAACTAATGATGTAAGAGAGTTTTTTATAGGCAGTTCTAATTTTGATTCACGATATTATCAAGGTATAGACGGTATAGCTGCTGATAATGAAGGGTATGTCTGGATTCTCCACAACTATGAAGGGAAAATTTATTTCTTTCCCCAGGCTACTACTACTCAGTCCCCGCTTTCTTCACTATACTATTTGAATTTACCAGATATTCAATTAACAGCACCCGATGGTATGCAGGCGTTTTATAAAGTATTTGGTGATTGGACAGGTATTCGTTGGATTAATAAGTACGCTTCCGTAATAAACCCGCTCCCAAGAATCATTCGGGGAAAGAGTAATCTTTTTGATATAATACAGAATACTCCCATTATTAATAAAATAAATGAAAATTTTGATCAGGCTGCTAGCTATAAGAG